ATCTTTATCTTTATCTTCGTCTTTCTTATCTTTGTTGAGCCAAGGTGGCATTTTTGCAACAATAAAATCGAAAGTCTCTTGATCAAGATCTTCAAACTTAGCAATAGCCTCATCCAGCGCTTCGCCTTCAAGACCTGCTTGGGTTAAAGCAATAGTTCTCTTTTCGAGAGCTGCGGCTTTTTCAATTTCGGCTACTTTAGAAATAGCTTCTTCTTTAGCGGCTTCGGCTGAAGCCAGTGATACTTCAAGTTCTTCCACTCTAGATAGAGCTTCTGTAACTTTAGACTCAAGAGAGGCAGAAGCCTCGTCTTTAGCAGAAATAGTTTCTTCGAACGTTCGCAATTGAGCTTCAATCGCTTCGGCTTTCTGAGTTTCCATTTCCTGCTTCATAGTCTCATTAGCTAGACAAGCTTCGGCCAACGCGGCTTTCACTTCATCCAGCTGTTTCTGTAAAACATCGGACATTGTAGTCTCCTTTATTGATGAAACAGTAATAAGTTTACTTTTACATTCACTAAAACTTTGACTATCATTTAAAATGATACTTCGAGGATTAGCAGGTTTAGAAACCAAGCCCTTGCCAGAGAAAGATATATTTCTTAATAATCTACCTACTTCATAACCCTCATACTCTCCTGTTCCCCCGTAGGATCGGAGATGCTTCGACAAAAATGCAGAAGCCTCTTCTCTCGCCACAACCTTGCTTTCGCCCTTAGAATTTCTTAGAGCGTAATCAAAACTTGGGAACAAACATTCCATGGATACAAACCATTGATTTCCTTCCTCAATCTCTTCTATAAGATTAGCCATACGTGCTTGAAGATCCATATCACTCCAAGACCTATAGAGCACGGCGTTTGTGATAATATTAAAGTCTTCGGGAGAACCAGCTTGACTCCAGTCAACGGCTCCATCTAAAGATTTACCACTAAAATCGACCACATAATTTCCTGTAATGTGGCCAATGATATCTTTTTCGTCGTGCATATAATTAAATTGTTTATCTTCGGGAGTTGAGCGTGCTGCCCACATCTCTTGAGGATCAAAAACATCATCGTTTTTATTCCAGCCACTACTCACTAAAACAGAGCTTAGGTAATAAAGATCAAATTGCTTATCTTCTTTATTATCGGCGACTGTATGAGATAAGGCAATAGCCTTTTCTTCATCGGTTATCTCTAGATCGATAGGAGCACAGTATGCAATTGTGCAATTGTTCTCTACTAGATCTTGGATACCGTCTTTTATTTCTTGTGCATATGCTTTCATGTGAATCTCCTTAAGAGGTAATACACAAAAAATACAGTTTGACTATCTTTTTAACTAAAACTAGCAAAAGTGGAGGCGTAGATATATCGCATTTCATCAACACTAGGTTTCTTGTTCTGTGCTTTTGAAAAACTAGCGATAGAAGTTTCTATATCATTCTTGAAATCGCCCGACGGTTTTGTACCAGAGTCAATAATAGCTTTTATTACATCTGCATCAATATCCATGAACGGTTTAACTCCAGTCAATATGCAAAGCTTGAGATATTCTAGCTGGTCAAACTCTGACTTTGTTAGGCTTCGAGCGTTCTTCTTATTGAAGTGTGCTAGAGCCATAGGCATAACCAACTCAGAAATATCTTTCTGCGCTTCATAAGCCCATAACGTAGTAGATACGTCACCTTTACTGCGAGGTAGAACTCGCTTTTGTTTTCTCTTTTGCTTATCTCTAGCGTTTTTAGGTCTCCCTCCGTCTGGATCAGGAGTCGCGGTATTCGTGTCTTCTACTGTCGGTTTTGTAGTCTCATCAACCTCTACTTTGTTTATCTGGTCAATCTCAGATACTGGAAGACCTAAGTTCTCAAGGTAGATATCATTATCCAAAACATCTTTAGTAAGTGCGATCTTGGCTATATCTTCTTTATGCTGTGGGTTATGATACGGCCCTGCCTTCTTGGGTGAGAGCGCATCGTTAACTCTAGATCTCTCTTCTCTACGAACTCTAATTTTCTCGATAGCTGGTAGCTCTCTGAATCTTTCGAGAAGCGTTTCATGAGATATAATGTCTCTATCTGCTAGCTGGACTAGTAATTGTTTCTGTGCAGCTTCGTCTGCCAATATAATTGAGTCGAAGTGAATTTCTGCGGGGAATCTAAAGCCCATAGCTTTCTGAATGATCTTAATCTCATGCTTCCAAAAACCCTTTAAGATTTCACGACCATACTCAAGTCTTTCTACTAAAGTCTTCAGACTAACAAAGTTATTGGTATATCCACCACCTGAAGATGCTCCAGTCAGAGTGGGAGGAATTCCAAGACCTGCATATACACTCGTGAGTATTGGCTGGTATTTTTCTGAACCTAAGAACTTATATACCTGACTGTTGCTTTCTTTAAAATCAATCTCAGGACCCCAAACTAAATCCATAGTTCCACCACCAACATTACTGGCAAGAATATCCCTAAGCTTATTAATAGCCGCCTTAGTAGGTATAATCTTATGGTCTAGATCGCCAATTCTCCACAGTCTAACATTAGATATAGCTCCATCAAGAGCTGCTAGATCTGCAAGTTTCATTTTTTCTAGCATAATGATATCGTCGAGGATCGCATAAATCATTGGGTTTGCCCAAAGGTTCCAATCATCTTTTTTGTAATGGAACATTCTCACTTTGTCTTTATCTAGAGGGATTTCTCTTTCCCCCTGCGAAAACCTCTTCATCATACCGGCAGGTAGGTTCTGTTTTTTTCCGTCTCCAGACATCATCAAAGAGTTCATCGTTGTCTTTGATACCTTTAGTACATACTCGATATCCCCAGTGAACATTGACGCATTAGCATTCTTAACATCGACAGCTAGAGGGTTGAGAAAATCATACTTCCAAGGGATCTCTCTCTTAGTAAAATCTATATCTTCAATCTTCATATCTGCGGCAGCGGTGCTTCTCTTAAGTTCAGCTTCTTTTTTCTTACTTATCTTCGCAGTGCTTCTCTTTACAGTAACGTTACCACATCTATATAGATAATTTAAGAATCTCTCTGATCTATCCAGACCATCAACTTGTTCGAACCATTTTCTATAGAATCTCTCAATCGATTTGTTTGGGTGAACAAGAGTAATGCCCTGAGATGCAAAATCCCCCATCAGATCGATAACATTTCTGATAATTCCGACTTTATCGTATGCCTGCATACACATCTTTATAATCCGTTTTTGCTGTGTTGGAACAGCTTCGCCGGGACGAAAGGAAGTGTAGTCGCTCTTGTCAAAACTAGGACGAACAGACCGCGAGGACTCGACATCTAAGAATGTTCTATTGTTGTAAGCAAAGGATTTTTGTATGCCATCATAGGCGTGAACCGTATCGGAAGATGCCTCATAAGCCTTGCTGCGCTCTTGGTCATTTCCCCACGTTAAATAAAGATCATCTGCCATTGGTATTGTTCCTTAAACAATAGTATTGATAATTCGATTACTTTTAAGTATACACAGTATTAGTATATATCGCCCATATTTTCTGTAAACCATGAAGGACCTTGATACAAGGGGCCGTTGTCTTCGTCTTTATCATTCTTATGTGCTGCCTTTTCGGCAAACCCTCCGTAATGGTCATAAGTCCGTACTGTTCTCTCTACGAACATCTGTCTGGCAGACATGTTAGCCATAATTAAAGAAGAGTAACGATCTTTTCTTATTCTTCTTTTTCTACCCGCAGCTACCTTTACTTCAGGGGTATCCCATTTCTCTCTACCCAGTCCTGTTTGTGTCATTATAATCATAGATAGCTCATTCTTAAGCTCCTCGATCTCCATAACACAATCCTCTAAGGTATCATATACCCTTCCGTTTATGCCATCATCCTCAGCAGAAAGACCAAGACTCACGGAATCGAAGTCTGGAAATAAAACTAGCTTATCTTCAAAATCTTTTCTGAGACCATGATTAGCCTCTGCAAGCCAATCGTATTTTGCGAACTGGCACATTTTCAATATATGCAGTCCGGGTTCGTCATCTGTATCTTTGGGTTTGTCATAATCTATAGTTGGCCATATCTTGACCTCGCCCTCTCTAACCTTATCTTTGTCGTGCAGGGCTTCCATAACAGCTATACCTCCACCCTGAGCGTCAAGAGCTATCTCTATACAGGGAAACACCCTCATGAGGTTTCTAATCTTCCTACCACAGTACGAATAAAAATCATCCTCATCAACAAGGTGAGACTTGAGCTTCTCTCTATGTTGACTCCTGTTTGTAGTCCAGCAGTGAACAATACGTCGGTGGGTTTCGTTTACTTCTAAAACGACAATACTAAAGTTATCAACCTCTGACGCAGGATCAACACCAAAAATGTATTGTTTCTCTGGAACCCCCTTTAGCTGTGATTCAAAACTAATGTCCTCGCCGTTTATCTTTATGCTATTCTCTAGAGAGGCGATACAGCCCTCAATTAAAGACCTTTTAAAGAACCCTTGGCTATCTGTAGTGAAACATGCTCCATACTCCATCTGGAAGATGCCAGAGTGGATTGTCGCTCTTGCTCTTGCTACCTGACCTTCATCCATAAAGCCTGCGGGAATAGTCGTTACAGGCATGCGGATCACAGAATACTCTTGCCAAGCAAAATCCTCTGGGACATCACCCCCAAAAATATCCCTAAGCTTAGCTCTATCGCCCTGACTATTTATAATATCTTTATATCTCTTCCAGTATTCAGCGAAGTGATTGAAATCATAATAAGCAGTACCCGATAAAATAATCTGGTTTGATTTAGCATCAGCTAGACCTGTCTCCTCTTCCTTGTATTCTACACCAAGTTCAGATGCTTTTTTCTGTCTGGCCTTAGCCTTAACTTTCTCGATAGGAGAGGATGCCACAGCGGCGAAACCGGCAACAACGTTTTCGAAAATCTCTCGCGGGATAGATGCAAACTCGTCTGCAATAATATCGTTCGCGCGCTGACCACGAATCTTACTTCCATCGCCCAGAGGTAAACAAGTTATAGTGCTATCTCCAATATGCATAACACATCGATCAACATCTCTTCTAGGTCCGCTGTTAGAGCCGCACAGATCCCTCAGGACGGGCGCGTTCTTCCAAATGGTGTCCATATACTCAAACAAGACTTTAGACTGCCTAAATGCCGCACCGACAACGATAATCTTTCGCGTCGGCATGAACAAAGCTCTTAGCAAGGTGTACAAAGAGAGTAAAAAAGATTTACCCATACCTCTACTACCTATCAACATAGGGAACTTTTTATTCCACACCTCTTGAAGTATGAGCGATTGAAAAGGAGATAGCTCAATATTGAGAACGTACTTAGAAACAAAAGAGAAGTATTCCGGTCTCATCATGAGCCATGCTGTTCTCTCTAGCATCTTTTCTGGATCTTTATCGTGATAAAGAAAATCCATAGGATTGAATAAATTTTCTTCCTCTAGATCTACACCTAACCACGCATCTTCTATAGTCTTTGTTATATTTTTATCACTCATAATCTCTTTAGGATAGCCTCAATAGAATTGTTCTGATTTTTACCAATTATAACATCAGCGAATCCATACTCTACTGCTTGTTGCCCACTGAGTATCCAGTCTTCTTTTACATTTAATCTACGTTTAAGTATAGACTTAATCTCTTCGGGTTTCTTGCCTTTAAATGCTACGCCCTTCTTGCAACACTTAGTATACATATCATACATATCATTCTTACTGCGCTTAAGAGCCTCTGCGTTAGATATGAACTGCTTTGTCGTTCCGCTAAGCTCACATGCCCCTTCATGAATAACCCATTCACAGTTGACGTGTGTCGCTCTGATGCCTTTTCCAAATGCCGCCTGTGGAATTATACTTCCCATCGAAGATGCAGAACCATAGCAAATAAACAAAAACTTGCACTGACTAGTTGCGACCGCGTCGTAGATAGCTAATCCGGCACTTTGGTCTCCGCCCACATTGTATTGATGTACAACAATCGGATCAGAACTTAAAGATTCAAGCATTACTAGATTCTTGATAAACGTTACCGCGTCCTTAGAAGATAATCCATCGTCGTCTGGAGAAAGGAATATTTCCCGAGTGCTGGATAGAATTCCGTAGTCGTGCCAATTCGCTAGGGCTGAGTAATTAGTAGGTCTATTCATGGAACATCTCGTTTAATCTCTTAAAAATACTACTAGCGACATAGAACCCATTGGTTTTATCTCCACAAAACAGAACATGTACTCCATTCCATATTTGATATTCCATAAGGGCTTTCAACAGGTATTTTCCTGTGACTTTTCTTTCTGCTATTTTGCTTTGTGTGAATTCAGGTCTTGATTTTTTCATTTCGTCAGAGAAGATAGAGCTTGGGTAATTAACTAAATCTTCTAAAGTAAACTCACAGATAATAAACTTAAAGGGAAACTCCCTCATTCTTTTCATCTCTGCCGCAAAAGCTTTCTTCTTCTTGCCTAAATTAGTTGCTATCTCTTCCACACTAAACTTTCGCTCCACACAAACCATTTCCTCAAACCCGCCGAGGGTGTAGTCGCCCGTCTTAAGCGTTTCGACACGCATGCCGTCACATCGGTCGGATTTATTAAAAATCCAGCCACGCTGCTCTCTAGTGTCTTTAATGACGGTGTAGTTTGGTATATTCTTTTTTGCCATGAGCTATATCTTCCTATAGTAACACAGTCCTACCGACTGGGCTCTAGAATTAACATCCGTGTTGGGCCACTCGGCGAATAATCCCGAAAGACATTCTACTTTCTCCCAAGTGTCAAGACCTTCGATATAGGGTCTTAACTTTGAGGCTTTCACAGATGTTGCCCCATCAAAAGCTCTTGGTGATGTCTCCCAGTCATGACAGGAGAATTTACAGCCACTCTCCACTATATTATCAAAAAACTTAAAGTCTTCTAGGTTAAGGTCAGGATCTTCTGGACCATCAAAGAATAGAAAATCAGGAATGGGAAAGGCCGGACTTGGAAAAATATACTCAAATTCTGAAGAAAAAGATAAAAATTGAATGAAGTCTTTGTATCTATCATCCTTTCCATAAAAATCTCTAGCTGATCCGTTATCAGGATCTGCGGTTAGAAGAATAGAGTCTTGACACTTTCCTTCGTCTCGCAGTCTAGCCATAGCCTCAGCTATAGAAAAGGTAGAACCTCCTCCCGACCCGCCTCCGATTTCAATCACCATAGAGGGCTCGCTTGTATAAACCCATTCAAAGAGCTTCTGTCTTTCTATATCAGACATTTGCCCTCCAACCGATTCTGGCAGTTGATAATCCGCGTCTCTTGGTCGAATCTTCTTCATTATCTCTCCAGTAGTCCTAATAAATAATACTCGTAATGTTCCTCTTTACCTGTAACTTCTTTGTGGCAGTTGTAGCAAAGAGATATCCCATTGCTTACTTCATACCTCAATGAAGATGCACTAGCCCATTTTCTAATATGGTGCACGTACAGCTTCTTACGTTTACCCTTGACGCCCTTGCATTTGCACATCTTGCAGGTAAACTTGTCTCTCTTCAGAACGTCAGTCCTGAACTTCTTGTAGCTGGGGTCTGAGTAGTTCCTCATCTAAATCTCCATCGATCATACCATGTACTAGTTCTGGAAACGAAATTTCAGGTTGCCATCCAAGTTGGTTTCTCGCTTTATCTGGAATACCTAATAGGTAATCAACTTCTGATGGTCTAAAAAACTCTGGGTCAATAAATACGAAATCTTCCCAGCCCTTTATTCCAACTCTCTCAAAAGCAATATCTAAGAAATCTCTAACGCTATGAGTCCTTCCTGTCGCCACAACATAGTCTTCGGGAATATCTTCCTGTAGCATAAGCCACATAGCCCGCACATAATCTTTCGCGTGACCCCAATCTCTCTGCGCATCTAAATTTCCAAGTCTGAGCTTAGGAAAGCGAGGTGTTGCTATCATGTCTATGAACTGTCGCTCCCTCGGCATACTAATACTCTCTTCCCCAATGGTGAACTTACAGTCATATGGTATTTCAGTAGAGTTCTTTTTCTCCCAAGCTAAGAATCTAGCTATCCATTTAGTAATCTTTCTAGTTACGAAATTTTCTCCTCGTCGCTCGCTCTCATGATTAAACAATATACCACAACATCCAAATATCCCATAACTATCTCTATAGTTCCTTACGAGGTGGTGCGCAGCCAATTTAGCGATAGCATAGGGTGACTGAGGAATAAAAGGTGTGTCTTCATCTTGATATTTTAATGTAGAACTAGCTCCAAGAAGAGTGTCCCCTACGCTTGGGTCAGTTTCGGAGACTGAGTAGTTTTTACCAAACATTTCACTAGAGGATGCCTGATAAAACTTAATTTGTTCCCTTCTAGAGCACGCCCTGATCGCTTCTAAGATGTTTAAACATCCAGCACCAGTTACATCCCAAGTTAGTGTCGGCTGCTTAAACGAGGTGCCTACATGTGACTGGGCAGCAAGGTTATATACTTCGTCTGGCTCATGCTTATTAATAATGTCTGCAACACAAAATCCATCGGTGATATCTCCCTCAACCAATAAGAAGTTGCGATGCTCCATTTGGTTTCCAATTCTCTCTGTTGTATCAACACTACTGCGTCTAGCGACTCCTACTACCTTATAATCTTTAGAAAGTAGCAAGTCAGCTAAATAACTACCGTCTTGGCCCGTCACTCCAAAAATGACTGCGATCTTCATATTATTTTCCTCCCTTAGTGGTTTCGGAGGACAAGAATGGCTGATCCACCTGTCCATCCTCAAATTGAATATACTGTGATAAACGCTCTTTCTCGGCTTCGGTTGCCAAGCGCATTTTTTCCATTTCCATTCCTATTTTGCTACGAAAAGTAGGATCTGATGAAATCTGTTTCACCAGCGATGCAAACGTTAGCTTAGAGTCTTCGATTTGCTTAATACGCTGCTCTCTTGTTCCCTTGAGATCTTTGAGCATTATTGCTTTGCGTGTTTGGAGATCTTTATAATCCTTAGATAGCGTCTCATGCGCCGCTCTAGCCATAGATATTTGACGCTCCAGTGACGAAACGTAGTCACGGTCTTGATCCGCGAGATCCTGCTCCTTCTCCACTTGAATTAGGAGCTTCGTCGCCCCAATCTCTGTCAGGTTTTCGTTTTGACTTGTTAGGATACGATTCATTAAGATTTCGAGCTTGATGGTATCCACGATTTGCATTTCTTCTGTATGAAACACATCGTCCTTGAACTGCGCCCACATCTTCTTAAAGTGGAACTGGAACAGCTCCAACTCTCGCTCTGAGAATTGCTTTAATAGTTCGCTCCAGTAAGGTTTCTGCTTGAGCTCCCGATGAGCCTCCACTTCCTTTTTCTGTTTCGCCGAGAATCCTACATTCTCTTCGATCCATGATGTTATAGATGAAGGACTACGATCAAGATTATCAGCTATGACTTCTGGAGAAAGAGCCTCGCAGTTCTGCTCGATATATTGGGTCTCTTCTACTGAAAAACGCCCTCGCTTCATTCGTCTTCAATTATCTCCCTGATTATTGCTTCTATCTCTGACTTCCTATTCTTGGATATCGAGACTCCCGCACACAATCTTAAATAGTCCGACCTCATAGCTGAGGGCATACTCCTCTTGACCAACTCCATTATCTCGGAGTTAGATATTTTAGACAATAAGTCTTCCTCTTCACGAGCTACGCTGAAATTCTCTAAGTTAGCAGGCTCTAGAAGATTCTTTTTTCTCTTCTGCACCTTCTCTGCATTGCCTTCGTCCTGACGAAAGTAGTTATCTCTCTTAAAATTCTTTAATCTATTCGCCATGTGGACAAATAGGAAATTCTCCAAGGGTTTACTCTCATCGTATCTCTCAAGCGCCTCCATACCAATAATAAAAGCTTCCTGCCTTATATCTTCAGTAGTATAGAATGCGAATGTAAATTTGTTGGACAGTCTTTCGCTAACCTTAGTAATCATATCAACAACTTCTTGCTCCGACATATTACTAGGTATTTTCAAACTACTGAGGCCCTCGATTGCGCACTGGAGGATCAACCACTTCTTCTACATCTTCTTCGATCTCGCCCGCCGCCTCTTCCACTACCGGCATCTCAATAGAGAGTTCTTTGATAATCGCCGCCGCTTCTTCTACAGAAGGGTCTTCAACTTCCAATTCGCCCGCCACTGCATCTTCTAATTCCTCAGAAGCCTTGGAAACGAACTCAGATTGGATTTTTTTGGGTTTGTCTTTGTTACTTGGCATGAGAGCTCCATTATATCTGTGTTAAAAGTGTTACAATCGTATACAACATTGTAGGTGTTTTGTAAAGAAATATACACATAAAATAACTATTTTTACAAAAACCTACGAAAATAGATGCTGTTATTTAAAATTAGGGCCTAAATGGGTCTGGAAATATTAGCATGAAAATGTAAGGGGCGATTTTAGAATGACATCAAAACATAACATTAGGGTTTAGTATATTATTTATATATCTATAAGGGATAAAGTTAATGGAATTAAAGACATGTAGTAAGTGTGAAGAAATAAAACCCCTTGAGGAATTTAATAAGCGTTCGGATTCTAGGAATGGAAGGGCATGGGCCTGTAGGGTGTGCCAGACGGCGTATTATCAGATTTACAGACAAGAGAACAAAGAGTATTATGCGAAATACAATAAGGTCTACAGGGGAGAGAACAAAGAGGCGATTGCGAAAAAAAATAAGGCTTACAGAGAAGAGAACAAAGAGGCGATTGCCAAGTACAAACTTGAGTATAACAGAGATCACCTCAGAAGCGACCCAATGTACAGGTTACTACATAACATGAGAAGCGGGATATGGAGGTGCCTCAAAGGGAAAGTGAAAACTTCGCATACATTAGACTATGTAGGGAAAACTTCTGAAGACTTAATGTCGTATCTAGAACTGCAATTCACAGAGGGGATGAGCAGAGAAAACTATGGGGAATGGCACTTGGATCATATAAGACCCCTTGCTTCGTTTGAATTTGATAAATATAAAGAAGGATCTGCGGAATTTGAAGCATTACTGCGCGAGGCGTGGCATTATACCAATTTGCAACCACTCTGGGCGGCAGATAACATCTCAAAAGGGGCGAAGTGGGGGCCAGTCGAGAAGGATTAGCTAATACACTGATATATTTTATGTTACTTTTCGTTTACACCACCACGGCACACGCGCGCGTAAGTACTATGCTTTCTATTG